TTTGATTGGTACTGTCCACTTTATACTTTTCAAATTCTTGTTCATCTGCTTTTTGTGCAAGAAGTTCAGTCTGCATTTTTTGTTGGGCTTCGAGTTGTTCACGTTGCTGTTGCAGAGCTTGTTCTCTTTTTCTATCTTCAGCAGCCTCTAGAAGTCCTTTGATTTCTTCTGGAGAATTACTGGAAAGCATTCTAACAATATCTGAAAGATCTGCTTGTTGATTCTGCAATGCTGCATGTGTCAACTGTTTTAAGATCTCCATTGTTTCCTGATCCCTTGCAGAATCTGATAAGAATATTCCATAACTTGCTTCTGTAAATCCTTCATCAAGTATGAGTGTGCTTATTGACATATCATCTAAAACAAATTGTATCTTTTTTGGTTCATCTGCATAAGCTGTTTTTGCTGTTTCTAAGAGACCTGTCAATACTTCTCGTTTTAAACTATTGTGTGCATGAAACCATTCTTCAGTTATATGACTTGATTGGACTACTGCCTGTCGTGCATTGGTAGCTAGTTCTGATGGACCAATTTGACCCTCTCTTTGTTTTGTAACTCCTGCTACTTCGCCTGCTTGGTTTTCAAGATATTCGAGCATTTGAACTTTTTGTGCAATTGTTTGTCCCATTGACAGATCTAAAGTTTGCCATTGGTTAAAAGAACTTTGTTGTCCACGCCTTCCTTCTTCCTGAGGATTGACCCATGCAACTCCCATAGCATCAAAATAGTATAACCATTTTTGCATATCCATTCCTGCATTACTTGGTATCTGATTGATATCTGCAAGGAATTTTTTTCCTTTATCAGAAGCGATATCAAGTTCAAGTCTGTACATCATTATATTATATAAGTACTGATAAGGTTTGATTCTGTCTACCATTGAAACTGTTTGGGCATTTAAGTTATTATAAGCTATTCCATAGAAGCCTAATTTACATGCCATTATATTATCTATATCTCTATGCTGGTTTGGTTTAGGTCTCATATTTACATATAGATCCGTACCTATTTTTGTACCTTCCCAGATTTCTGGTACCCATTGCCATTCCAGGGAAATATCTCCTTTCTTTTCATCTTTACGATATGTGTCATTTACTATAGTTTCCTGAATCTCTCCTTGGAGATCCATATATTGTAGAAAACCTATTTTTCTAAGAGACCTCCATTCTACATGTACAACTCGTATAAAACGGGAACTATCATTTTCAGTTGAAAAATCAAAGGTAATATAGTTATCAAATATATCTTGGTTCAATGCACCTTCCCATCCGAGGGGATCTGAATTAGGATCTGCAACATTGTCTTCATACATATTTCCTATTTCCTTGGCTGTTAAGTATTCTCCAAATGTGTCAATTACTGATCCAGGAGTCATTCGCATTTCATACTTAGCCCATTGTCCATCTTGTATATAGTCAATATCAGGGTCCTTATCGTATTGAAAATAAAGAGGATTAACTACATTCAATTTTGGATCGCCATTAACAATTCCTACCCAATAAACTTCTTCACCTGCAATAAGTGCATGACGCCATCCTTTATTGAATTTGTCTCTAACGGTTTCTTTTTTCATTAAGTAGTTGATCAAATGCTGTGCTGTTATTTCTTCATTTGAACGATACTCTCTTTTCATATACACCTCCAAATCTGGAGGAGTCATTTCTTGACTTATTTGTTTAGTCATTTCCTCTTGTTCTTCTGGAGGAAGACCTGCAATAGCTAATTCTTCTTTTTTAAGTTCTTGCTGAATTGCTATCTGAACTCTTTCAGCAACATATCTTTTAAGAAGTCTCATTTTTTCTTTTTCCCGTACTGATACAGCTTCGGGATTTACTGTAGCTACTCTAAAGTTAAAGGGTCTTTTTATTTCTTCGCCAAAAAGTACTCGTAGTTTAGGACTTGTTATATCATAGTTTCTTAATTCTGCTGGCATCTCTCCCATCTCTTGTCCATATGGTTTTAATACATATTCAAAATCATCAGGTGAGAGCTGGCCGTTAAAAAGATCATAATTCAATTTTTTACGTATCCTATCATCTGTTCCATTAAGACTTGTAAATCTATATCCGTCCAGAGCATCTATAACATTCTTTGCCCATTGCTGGCCTTTTCTATTTTTAGCAGCATCTGTCAATTTTTGTTGTGGAAAGTAATGGCTCATATTGTACTTATTTTTGCTGTTTTCTTATTTAAATTTGCTAGAAGAAAATCTATTACCATATTTTTAGGTACTTCTTTTTCTACTTCTTGTTCATATTCTTCTTCAACCATAAACATTAATTGCATGAATCCCATGACCCTGTCAAAGTTTCCTTGTCTTGAGTAGTTTATTAATTCTTCTACAAGAGCAATTGATGGAATCAGATCCATATTATAGATCAGCTCTCCATCTGAATTTTTTCCTCTTTCTGTCCATAGCCAACGCAAGATATATTTTTCTCCCGCATCTTTTATTTTATCATTCATATGACAGCCTTTCATTCTCGCTACCGTGCTGTTCTTGATGATCTTTGAAATAACATTATCAGGTTGATCTGCTAAAAGGTAAAGTTTTCCTTTTCTTTTAAAATAAGAAAGTACTTCACCTCGATCATTTTCAAACATGATCTTTGCATCTCCGTAGTATTGCGAAAGCATTTCAAGGTTCTTATGATATATCTCTATATTCTCGGGCCTTCCTACATATTCAGCTACAATCTCATCATAACCAAAATCAAATTTATTAAAAGATTTATAAACAAAGGCAGCATTTAAAGACTTTCCTCCAGCCTTATCGAAAGCTACAGGGTCAAGTCCAATCTTATAAAGACCATGAGGGATAGTAGAAGGAGGATGTTGGTAAACAATTACACATCCTTGTTGAGGGTCATTTGGTTTGTGCGGGTATTTTGTAATGGGGTGGAGCTTGTTCTCCATATCCATTTCGAATTTAACAGGATGATCTGTATTATCACTTTTTACAAATGTTCCTGGGTCTCCTAATTTTTTATATTTATTATCTGACTTAAGTCTATTAAGTACTCGATAAAGCTCAACTACTGGAAAGACTGCACCTTCAGGTCTAAGGAATGCTTCTTTCGGTGTTTTTGGATGCTGGGTTATGAAAAGATTATAAGCTACAGGCTCTACTGCTTTCTTTTCTTCTCTTTCCAGATCTACATCTTTAGTTGCTTCTGCACGTAAATGATTCCCTGCTTTGTCTACAAAAGGAGGTCTATACCATTGTTCATCTACAAACCATCCACACTCTCCAACAGTATTCTCATCATATATATTTTCGTAAGCTCTTAGTCCGTAAAAAGAAGGATTATAAAACATTTCTTCAAAGTCAAAGTTAGTGCCGTTCTTTGAGTTACCGCCTGTGCCATAGATGATCGGTATTCCTACCATTATATTACCATCTTTGAAAAGCGGATAGGATCTTTGATATGCCTGAAGTAATCCAGGCCAGTCTCCTGCTTCTTCAAAAAGCATGCGTTCTGCAGTTCGTCCTACTGATTTTTGCGGGCTGTCTTTAAAAGAAAGTGCTAAGATCTCAGATTTATAACCTTTTTGTACTTGGATCCCATCCCTATTCTTTTCTATATATCCGCTTTTTATGGTTTCCTGTCTGTCGGTCAAGAAGCCTTTAGCCCAATCTGTATTATCATTAATGAAGTTGATCATTGATTTGGCCATCTCCATCGTGTTTGACCAGAATGTTTTTTCAAAGGCTGCCAGTATAGATATAGAATATGGAAACCAATTGTATCTCCATACCATACCAAAGGCATGTTTATAGGAATAACCTTTACGCCGTGCTTTAACGACTATCATTCCTTCACCGTTCTTTTCTGCTTTATCTAGTTCATGATACCAATAGTAATCCATATCCAAGAATCTTGGAAATGTTTCTACTTTTCGTTGTCGTTTTCCTTCCCCGACTGTAGCCAAAATCCTACCATAATTAAGATAAGCGTAATGCTCACCCGTAACAGTAACTCCTCCCACTGTATATCCATTTTTACATCTCTTTTCTTCTCGATCCCAAAATTCTATAAACTCTGTAGTACCTGGAGGAGCTAGAGTATAACACTTATGCTTAAGATAATGTTGAGCAGAAAGAGAGAAGTAGCTAGTATTAACAAACTTAAGATAATCATTGCCTGTATGACGTATTGGATTATCCTGTTCTTCAATATTTGTTAATTTATTTGCTACTATTATCTTTTCATTTCCCACTTAGCTTATTTTACTTAAGTAGTATATTGCATCCATATGTGCATCTGCAATTCTGTCTCTTATATCTTCATTCAAAAGCATTGCTGCTTCTTTACTATTTGTCATAAAAAAATTCTCAGTTAACACGGCAGGCATAGCTGTTTTCTTTAAAACGTAAAAGTCCGCTTCCTTATCAGGATCTTTATCTGTATGATCCTTACGCATTTTTTCTTCTGGAAATTCAGCTGCCATCATTCTATAAAATATAGTAGCTATTTGGTCTGATCGTGTTTCTCCTCTTGAAGTATAACAAGACCATCCATGAGCTTGATTCCAATTATTACCAAAAGCATTTGCGTGAACACTTAGATAAACCGCCCTTTTATCAACTTTATAAAAATCATTAGCACGTTTCACTCTTTCCTTTAAAGAAATATCTTCTTCTTCAGGAACAAGTACTATTGAATCTATACCTGCTGCATTGCATGCACTATCAATTCTTTGTACAACGGCCCTGTTAAATTCGCCTTCATACAGGACAGTGCCATCTTTAAATTTTGGAGATCTTTTTCCTGCAGTTTGATATTCTCCGTCAATCATGCCGCCATGTCCAGGATCTAATAACCAAAGATACTTTGATTCATTTTTAGATTTATTTTCTATTTTAAGATCCATATCCATAACTATATATTTTCTTATAAAAGTTCTGTAATGCCATATAAGTCTATTTATAATTGTTAGCATTTTGTTTTCTTCTACTCTGGGTCTTCTCTATTTCCTTTAAGTCTTCGGCCTCTAAGTGTTGCAGATTGTGCAACTTCTTTCTCAACCTGTTCTTTAACTTTATTCAGTGATTCTATAATTGGTCCTATAGATTTAAGTGCAGATGTTACATCTGAGGGTTTATATATAGGCTTGTCATGTTTATCACGGTCATGCAAGTTAATAGTTTCTAAGTAATTTGTCAAGTTACTTATTGTTTTTAATGAAGCTTTAAGTAGCCTCATAGACGGCGTTTGTTGCAGTTCTATATATTTAGCTATAGCCGCTGCTATTTCTTTATCGGGTTTGTAGTTAGGATCTTTCATAAAATCCTTAGCTACAATATTCTGTGTCAGATTAGGATCAGCACTTTGTATATAAGGTGACTTATAATCTGTAGTAAAGTATACGTAACTTAATTCCCGTATAGCTTTTTCTTTATCTTTTTTCTTGTCTCGGTCCCAGATAGCTTTGAATTCTGGAACTAGCAGTGCTTTCGTATGAACAATTACTCTTCTTTTTTGTAAGTCAAACAGATCCATTTTCTTCTGTTTTTCCCCATTTACCTAATGGACATTCTTTATCCTTTACATATAATGCTGCAGGAAATGCACATCCGCACTTTCCACATTTATATCCTGCTAAATCATAATCATCATTTCTGCCTACTTCTCTTTTAATCTGATTAAGTTCTATTTGTCCATATCTCATTATTTTACTTGTAACGAACTTCCAAAATTGAGAAGATTTTAATTCAGGACATTTAGTACATATCTTTGCACGGTAATCTGCTATTGCTTGTATTTCAGGATTTTTATTTCCTTTAGCATAAATAGACCATCCTTCAATTATTTGAGCAGCAGTTTCTCCTGCTTTTTGAACACTAGCTACTACTTTCTTCGCTTTGCTCTTTTTTCCACAACCGCATCCCATAATGGTCTATCCATTTAAAGCAGGTCCTTTCAAACTACTTTTCTTAGGAGCTTTTCCTTTCTTTGATTTAGGAGCACTTGTACGTACAGTACTTCCTCCTTTAGGAAATCCTTGAGATCTATTCTTAATATATTTTAAAAATCTTACAAATGGCATAATAATTAGTTTTAGTTAATAATCATTTTCTTCTTCTTTTGGAGGAGGCACAAAATCTTCTGACATTTGTATCCCATTCCAGTATACGCATCCTTGCCTATTACACGAAATTAAGTAGACACATAATAATACCATGCAAAAGATACAATATTTTTTCATACAAATCTTTTAACTCTCTCATATTTCTTCATTATTTCTGCTTCCAGATGCTTTCTATTTATCTTTTCACATTCCTTTATATACTCTGGATTCCACTTTTTCTTAATTGGATCTCCAGGAGTATGAAACTTTTGTGCTAACTGTTTTATTTCTTCTGCTGTCATAATAATCTTATTGTACCTATGCTTGTTTCTACTGTTACTGTTTTTACTTCTTCCTCTTTACCCATTTATCTCTTATTTTTATCTGCATCTCGCATATTGCAATATTGATCTTGACATTCTGTCTATCGCTTTGAGTCATACATGGTGCTTTCTGTAATTTTTTAATTAATTTTTCCAAGTACACTATTTC